ATGTCAAAATTTGCCTACTACACAATTACACCGCAACCCGAAAAAAATCCCGTTGCCTACATCTTCCGCCTGTTTTCCGAGACCTGCGGAACCATCGATTGCTTGGAAACCAAAGCTTTTCCTATCCGCAATACCAACAATCCCCAAATCACTTACGGCGAAGCCGATTTATACGGTCAATTAAGCGTATCCGCACTGATGGCGGAGGTGCAATCATGAACCGTTCAGCTTCAGCAAGCGCGGAACGCGCTCTTCCTTGTCTAAATAGTAACAACTGCATTGAGACAGAAAACCTTAATAAAAACAATGCAAAGCAAATGCCGATTGGTTATGAAAAATTCCTTCCGAACGAATGCAAACCCGAATTTAACGAGTTTTCAACATCACACAAAAAATCATCAAGCGCTTTGGAAATGAATGTACATCAATTCATTGAAACATTCGGCCTTAACCATGTTGGATTTTTGACTTTGACCTTTTCGGATGACGTTCAAGAAGTGAAAGAAGCACAACGCCGTTTTCACAGCTTACGCACCAATTTCCTGAAAAAACATTTTGAACACTACATCTGCGTATATGAGCGCATGAAAAGCGGTCGTATTCATTTTCATCTGATTGTTAATACACGCGAAGATATAAGACGTGGCCTGAATTTTAAGCAAATTCAAGCCCGAAACTACACATCAGCAAACAAAGCACTTCGTCAGCTTTGGCAAATCCTTCGTGAAAACATGGATAAATACGGTTTCGGCCGTTCCGAACTGTTGCCGGTAAAGACCAACAGTAAAGGCTTGGCAAGATATGTGGCCAAGTACATTTCAAAACACATTAACAGCAGACTTCCCGAAGACAAAGGCTATCGCCTGATTCGTACAACCATCGATAAAAAAAGTCTGTGGAAGATTGCAAACAGCAATTTTTCGTTTGTAAGTGCTGGTTCGCGCCTGTGGCGCGAGAAGCTCCAGCAATGGATTATCTGCATTGAGCCATATTTAAAACAGTATGCAAAACATGAATTTAACAGAGAACTCAAAGCTATTACAGAAGAAAACTACAACCGTATTTTATCCAGCCTCATTAGCCCGAAATGGGCGTTTTACAACCGAGAAACCATCATCAATATGTAGCGAAACAAGCAATCGTTGATTTTGGTTCGGGGGCGGGATGGGCGCGAAACCGCACTTGCGAAGCAAGGAGAACGGCGCAAGCCGTGTGTGAGCGCCCCTCCCGTCCCGCCCCCGAACCGTTGAATACCAGCAAAACTGACCTTAAAGAAAGGAAAAACATCATGTCTCAAGAAACCGAACGCCGACAAGGTATTTTCGTTATCGCCTCTTTTGATCGAATGTTCACGCGTGAACGCAAAAACCAAGATGGCACATTTACCAAAACGCATTATGTCGGTCTGATTATCCGTAGCGAAACTGAAACGCGCCTTTGTGAAGTTCGCACTAAACACCCTGAAAAATATGAAGGCTACAAGCCACAGCAAATTGTTTCAATGCAAGTATTCCCACGCGCATTTAAAGACAACATCTATTTTTCAGACGAAGCATAAACAAGATTCAAGGCTTTGCGGTGTGCCTTGAATTGACCCCGAAACACCGCAAAACTTTTTTTCAACATTAACTAAAGGAAAACAAAATGAAATTCCAAAACCTGAAAAACAAAGCGAAGTACGCCCTGGCAACTGTTGCCGTTTCTGCTATGTCTGCACCTGTAATGGCTGAAGGCATTTTGGACACCGTGAAACAAGAAATCACAGGTTACAAAGCCGAAATCATCGCATTGGGCGCAATCGTTGTAGGTATTTCTATCGCATTCGCGGTTATCCGTATTGGCAAACGCGGTGCAAATGCGGTTTAAGGTGTAATCATGGGTTATCAAGTAGGCCGAATTTGTTACGAAACCGAACAAGAAGCCGTCAACGTCTTGATGACCCAAGTTTCACCAACGATTGACAAAGACGGCGTGTTACATCACGCCGTTTTTGATGGTAAAGCTTGGAAGTATCAAGAACAGACAGTAAAACTTACGTTCCCTCAATGCGAGTATGGCGAATTTGCACAAGCAGGCCGTGAGCTAGGATATCAGCTTGTTTTAATAATGGTTTCATTATTTCTGATTGTGATTGCCGTTAAATTAGTAGGCATGATAAGCAACAAGGAAGAAGAATGACCCCCGAAGTTGAATTTCTTATAGGTATGCTTCCGCCTTTTGCGGTAGCTATCTGTTTGTACGTCTTAATTCGTAGTTTTCAGTAGTCATAACAAGGCATAAAGCATAGAATCTAACTTTTAGCAACCATTATGAAAGTTAGTATTATGTTTTATATTTCAGAAGAAGAATTGAAATTCAAAAAAGATACGAATCCAGATTATTTAAATGAAAAATTGTGTCATGTTTTTATAGCTGAAATGTTCAAACTTAAAGAAATTTATCCAATTTCTGATTTTAAGAACATGGTAAAAAGTGCAGCTCAATATTTCTTAAATCGTACATATCTTGATGATATGTTAGTTTTTTTTGAAGATGGCTCGTTTTTAAAATTTCAGTTTTTAGAACATGGCTTTGAATGTAAGGAATTTTATGATGAGCAAATTTCTACGGCTTATTATTATGGCCGTTATTCTATTAGGATTTAATTTTAAAGTTCATGCTGAATTAGTTGTTGAATCAAATGGTAGAGTACGTGTATCTACTGGCGGTTTTAATCAAAATGGCGTTAGAACTTGGCGGTATTTAGATAATGGTCGTGGTGGCATGGGTGGAAATATGTTTTATCATGAAAATTCCAGTAAATCCTTAGCTGTTCGTCATGCTTCAACTGGCTTTAAATCCGCCTCAACTGTCCCCGTAACTATTGAAGCTCAAGTATCCCGAAAAGCCGTCCTATCAGGCGCATTTAAACTTGTAAAAAGTGGCGCAGCTTTAGGGTCACGTTTATCTGGTTGGGGTACAGCTGCTTATTTTGCATACGAAGCCTATCAAGCTGTTAAATCTGATCTTGAGTTTGAAGGTTATGAATATAATAAAGAACAACAAGAATTTCTAAAATATTATGATAATGCGTTATGTTTAAATCATAAACAACCTTGTTTGGGTGTTGATTCATCCGTAATGCGTGCGATATCAAAAGGCGGAAAAAGTCGAGAAGAGGCAGGGCAATTATTATCAATGCAAGTAACGCCATTATTTCGAAGTTATTTTGAAAAATATATTAAACCTGAATATCCTGATAGATATTTCGATTTATGTTTTTTTATGTATGGTGCCGGTGTTGTTTGTGAACTTAATACAGGAACAAGGTATCTATTTAGTTTAGAAAACAATGGATATAGTGATACTTTAACTGAAGAAAAATTTCTCAAAATCTCTACCCCTTCTATTGACGGCAATCCTACGCCTTTTGTTGAAGGCACGGGTAAACCTGAATATAAAGAAAATATCAAAGTTCCTTCCGGAACAGTTGTTACAATCGGCCCTGTCGAAACGCCCGAAGGCAAAAAGACTTATACAGTTACTTTCACAAACCCTTCTAATGGCGGAAGTAGTGAAGCTTCTGTACAGACTAATAATAGCCCTGCACCGACTGGCAATACTGGCGGTAGTACAGATGGAAATCCTAACAGTAATCCTGACGGTAAGCCCGATGGAAAGCCTGACGGTAAGCCTGATGGCCGTCCCGATGACAGCCCAGATGATAAACCTGATAGCCGTCCCGATGACAGACCCGATGATAAGCCTGATGGAAAAGACGGCGAAGATGGAAAAGACGGCAAGGACGGCGAAGACGGAAAAGACGGCAAGGACGGTAAAGACGGCAAAGATGCCCAAGACCTTTGCGAAAAACACCCCGAAGCCTCGGCTTGTAAAGATTTAGGAGATACTGACTATAAAGATTTAGAAATCCCTGAAAAAGCAATCAACCTTGAACTGAAACCGCTAGATATATTCAGCACTAATGGCACTTGTCCGGCAAACCCTACGTTCAGTTTAGGCGTATTAGGAACGTTTGAAATTCCTTATGACTATTTCTGTAATATCGCCCGATTGCTTCGTCCTATATTGATTCTAGGCACGATCATAATGTGCGGATTCTTCGCTTTTAACGCAGTCAAGGAGCTTTAATCATGTGGGGTAAATTAATCACAAGCGTTTTAATGACCGTTGCAGGAAAAGTTATAACCGCTCTTGGTCTGTCATTTGTAAGCTATGTTGGGCTGAATGAAATTCAAGGCTTTCTGTTATCACACGTTCAATCGCAAATCGGCGGTATTCCTTCAGACGCAATGAACCTAGCTTATATCGCAGGAATTGGCGTTTGTCTGAACTGGATTTTCGGAACTTTTGCCTTTGTTGTATCGCTTAAAAGTCTTTCTAAATTGTCAGCTTCTATCAGTAAAAAATAAAAAGGGTAACGTATGCTTTATTTAATCACAGGTGTCCCAGGTTCGGGCAAAACCCTGAAAATGATTTCAGACTTGATGACACGTCAAGATTTAAAAAACCGTCCGTTATATCTTGACGGCATTCCTGAAGTAGATGAAAAAATTATTCCAAATCTGCCTATTCCTGAAGGCGAAACTATGCAGACGTGGCACAAGTGGGCACCGACAGGCGCAATACTCGTTATTGACGAATGTCAGCGCGTATTCAGGCCACGGCCAAGCGGTTCAAAAGTTCCCGATTTCGTAGCAGAACTGGAAACACACCGTCACAAAGGCATTGATATCTTTCTATTAACCCAACATCCTAGATTAATTGACAGTAACGTCCGCGCCTTGGTTGGCCATCATTGCCACATCGGTAAAACAAATTTGGGTGTTCGACGTATGCTGGAATGGGAAAGGTGTGCAGATCCAACATCATCAAGAGACGTATCATCTGCTGTAAAAAGCGTTTATACGTTGGATAAAAAAGCTTTTGGCGTATATAAATCAGCCGAAGAACACACCAAAATCAAAACCAAGTTAAGCCGTGTTGTATATATCTTCCCTGCCGTTCTTGCCCTCTTAATTACCGCTGGTTGGTATATCTATTCAAGCTGGAATAATCGGATAGATACGATGAAGGCAGAACAGGAAAAGCCCAAAATTGAGGCGCAAGCCTCAAGCCCTGAAGCGGTGGGGGCGGTTGCTGTTCCAACAGCAAACGGCACCAACGCAGAAGGGCAATATTCGCCACAAACGGCTATTCCTGAACCGCCGAAACCACATCTATCAGAAGATGACTACAAGCCTAGAATTGAAGATAGACCCGAAACAGCGCCAATATATGACGGCGTTAACAAATCAATAACCGCCATGCCTTGGCCTTCTGCTTGCGTAAAAAGTGATAATGGCTGTAATTGCTATACAGACCAAGGGTCTAAGATTGCGGAAATAAGCAAAAAAACCTGTTTAAGCTATATCAAAGATGGCTTGCCGTTCAATCCTTACAAAGCCAAAAAGACCGAAACAGCAGAAGTTAAAGAAACCGTACAAGAAACAGAAAGGCCACAAGTCCTATCTATGGGCGGTAAAAGTCAACAGAATCTAATGTATGACGGTTATGTTGAAAAAGGAAAAGAAATCGGCGCGCAAAATGGTGCTAAAACAGGCTCATGAATCACATCAGGATTGAACTTAAACCAACAAAACAACCGTTAATCAAGTCAGGGGGAGGACGTCCAGAAAGATTTGTAAAGACAGCTTTATCGTCTTTATAAATCTTTTTGGATACCCCTTGACGCTAACCCACCCAAAAACGCTTTAAAGAAGGGTTGGTGCGGTTTTTTGCGCCAACCCCTGCCACATGGCGAATGTCGCCGAAGGCAAGCACACGATAAGCTTCAAGCCCTGAATGAGTAAATCAGCCCATTGAAGGCTTGGCGTTTGACGAAACACCAAGTAAAGCCCACGACTTCGAAAGTACGGCCAAAGCGTACAGCTTGCTGAAAAGATAGAAGCGTGGGCTTTCGTACATCTACAGTTTGAACACTATCTAGGGCAAAAAGCCCGAATTAATAAGGTTAAACCATGTACTTAGGAATAGACGTTTCAAAGCTCACAATAGATTGCTATTTAATTGCAGACGGCCAAAATCATCAAAAGAAGTTTCAGAACAATAAAGGAGGATTTGAACATTTAATAAAGTGGTTACAAAGTCATAAAGTATCCGATAAGCTCCATTGCGTGTGCGAAGCAACAGGCACATATTACGAAGCATTGGCCGAATATCTTTATTCACGATATACAATTACCGTAGAGAATCCACGAAAGATAAAAGGATATGCGATAGCAGAACTACAACGATCCAAAACAGACACACAAGACGCAAAGTTGATAGCGCAATATTGCCAAGACAGAAAGCACAAATTAAAGGCATGGCAACCTCCGGCAAAAGAACAGAAGCAATTACAAGAAATAGCCCGATATTTAGATTATCTAAAAAAACAACGTGCAACAGAAAAAGCCAAACAACACGAAGCACCCGACTACATCAAATCCCATATTCAAACAACTATTTCAAACCTGACAGCACAAATAAAGATAGTCAAAAAGCAATTACTCCAGTTCTACAAAGATAATCCAAGTTACAACGACCTTCGCAAAAGACTGAAAACAATAACAGGCATAGGCGAGCAAGCGACAGCCATATTACTATCAACCTATAAAAGACATGAATTTAAAAATGCAAAACAGTTCACGGCTTATCTAGGTTTAGACCCTAGAAAATATCAATCAGGAACAAGCGTAAATGGCAAAAGCAGAATATCAAAAATTGGAAGTTCGGAATTACGGAAAAGCCTTTATATGCCTGCCGTTGTCGCATACCGTTGCAATGCCTTCCCTGAATTTGTAGGCCGTCTGAAAAACAAAGGGAAGCATATAAAGCTGATATTAATCGCCATCATGCGCAAACTGGCGGTAATAGCGTTCACGCTTTTGCAAAACGGCCAAGATTTCCAAGTGGAAAGATATAAATAG